ATCCGCCAGGCAAGGACTTACAACCCTGCCGTCCAAATGAAAGACATAAATGCACCCACTTCTGCAAACTACAGAGTATATGCTTCAGGTGACCCTCTTTACAACTTATTCGGGAAACGGCTGAAAAATCAACCAGAAGTCCGCCAAAGTCCTCTCGTATTCGGGGCAGAACAAGCCAAGCATTTCCTATTCTCTCCTCTCTACTACTTTGGAAAAGATGCACTCAGGGAACACAATCTACAAAATGAAGTTTTCAAGGGTGGCGTTCGACGGCAGGAATTGTAGGGGGTGAAGGGGTGATGAGGGGTGATGCGTTTTGCGACCCTCTCCTATAGTGACGAAATCGGGTTTTGTGAGGTTTGTGAAGGCTTGCTATACCCATCACCCCGCTTCACCCCTTCACCCCCTGGAAATCAACTACCCCTACCTTGCACTAATCGCATTCGCAGCAATATTATCATACGTCAATCCTGTTTCATTTTTAATCTCTGTAATCCAATCGTGGAATTCATTCAAGTTCATATCATCTCTAAGGTTGGCTTTAATCCAGAGTGTCGCAAAGGCACCGCAGGTTGCAACTGGAGATTGCTTGGATTGATATTGAACGTTGTTATATTGTAACGCTTTTCCTGATTTGCGTAAGAGGTTTGTGAGGTAAGGCTTGTCTTGACCCAATTCTCGATTTCTTGCTGGTGAGTTCCAGTATAAAGGTGCATCTATCTTGCTTCCGTAGGAGCAGAAGAAGCATATTGTATCTTTGCCGTTGTTTATATATCTATTGACGGATACAAAGTGTCCCACATTCGGGGCGTGTTCGTATAACAGGAAGAAATAGTCTTTCGGCTTGGGTAAGAGTTCTTCAATACTGGATACGTCTGCTAACTCCTTGTAGGTTATAACGCGGGCATTCGGCAAGTATTGACGTATGTTATTATCACCCATAGGTGTAGCCTCGATTTTCTTGATGGTTGGATTACCATCTCCAGCGATATTTTTCAACATTTGTTTCGCCTCTTTCATATCTTCTGCATCTGCCTTGGCGGCATTCTTGGGTGCAATCCTTCCGCCAACCATATACATTAATGGATTATTCGGGTCGTAGGGCTGGGGTTTGAATTGGGTTGGGTCACCTACAAACTGGGGTTGTTCTGGGTATTCTGGTTCTACAGGGGATTTAACTGGAGTGTCGTCTTTTTCGAACTGCTTTTCATATTCCTCTTTGCTAATCGGTTTGCCGTCTGCATCAAAATATTCATCTTCATCATACCCCCAATTGCGAGGGTCGCTATCACCTCCTTTTTTGGTGCTGCCGTCCCAGAGAATATTGATTGCAAGGGAGTTGGGGCTGTATCTGGATTTTTTCCAGTCGCCTTTGATTTTTGTAGCCCTTGCGAGATATTGTTTTCGTTTCACGTCTGCAATTGTAGGGAAATGCTGTTTATAAATGATGTAGTCGTTGTTGTTGATACTACCAAACTTCACACCACGTAGAACCAATTTATGCTTTCCGTCGTTCGCCAGTTCCAAACTATTCCAATCTTTATATCCCGCCTTTTTGGCGAACTTCTTCGCTTGTTTAATATATTCGGGTTCGCCTGTTGCCTCCTCCACATCAAATGCTCCTGCATCTTTATCGAGTTTCAAGAGTGCGTCACTATCGTCTTCCTTCTTTTTCTCCGTCTCCTCATCTTCCTCATCTTCCGCTCCTCCAAATACTCCAAACAATCTCTCGAAATCATCATCATCAAACCCGCCAAATTTTTCGCTGTCGTCAGCGTTAGCGTAGAGTGCCCTCATCTGTGCTTTTGCATTCGCTAAAGACAGCGGCTTATTGCTGTGTGCTCGGTCAGTTCCCTTCGTGAAAACCTTCCAACCTTTCTCAACCTTCTTGATTTGATACGGCATTTATATTAAATCAAGATTTTAATTTCGACATTATTTCGTGTAAATGTAATCCTTTTGTTGTGCGGTGCTGTGACCCATTTTCGCTGCATCTTCCGCCTGCTCTTCGCTCACCTTACCATATTTGCTCGTCAGGTAAGCGTGACGCAACTTGCTTGAACCTGTCCCCTTTCCAAGTGCAGAGTTCAAGATACGGGTTATTGCGTTGAGTTGTGAAACTGGCTCACCATCACCATACACCAAGAACTTCACGCTGGGTGTGCCCTTCGTCAGTTTGCCGTTTTTCAGCAAGGGGTGGTGCTTGTAATACACCGACAACACCTTTCGCAACTCTTCCCCGATTGGTTCGATATGTGTTCCATATGTCTTGTCCGTCTTGTATTTGTGAAAGATGAAATCGTTGTCCTTCAGCGATACGTAGTTGCGGTCGGCAGGCAAATCCGCCGAATTCTTCTCGACGATATATGCATTCAGGTAATCGCCATTCCTGCGTGGGGCTTGGAGCGTATAAAGCGACACAACCACCCATTTCAGCAAGGTCTCATACTGCGTAGGCGTGAGTTGCTTTGCGTCGGCAAACTCGCCAACCTGTGTGCCGAGTGCATTCCGCTTCTCGCTGATTTCGTCCCATTTCGGCAGGGTTTCGGGGTCTTGCTTAATCTCCTTGACTTCCTTGTTTTTTGAAAGCATAATGTCGTAGTATTTGCTGTATAACTTCTTGTGTTTAGGGCTGTCGCCACCAATATTCAAGGCGGAGACAATTGCAATATAGAAGTTACGTTGTGTTGTTGGCTTATATTCCTTCAACTTGTCGGTGATGACTTCAGGTTTCTCTAAAAACTTGAACGAGGTGAGAGGTTGTCCATCATTCAATCTGCGAAGATTGCTGAAATAGAGTTTCTGGCTTGATTGCGAAATTGCATTATCGCTAAACTTCTCGGCGAGATTTTTCTCGAAATCGGTCATTATATCAGTCTATACTATATACTGAGATAATATCTAATACATTTTTACGCTAAATAATCTGCGTTAGTAATTTAACTGGAATGTAGATGTAATCCTGTTCCTTATCAAAACCCATTCTGTCTTCACGGCAGAAAGGAGCAACGACAAACTTGCTAAACTGCTCTTGGTCGTATTTAATATAGAACAATCCGTCGTTGAACTTGAATAAAAAAATGTTACCTGCAGGATTTTCGGTTAGTAATTTACCAACTGGAAGCATAGTGGTTGCAAACCTGTTTCGCGATAAGCGTCTTGTCTTCAGTTCGTATTTTGCTCCTGCTCCTGTGTAATCGTATCTATCATACTTATCTGTTGATGGGGTGATAGTTGTGTCGTTGAAATAGGTTCGTATCGTATCGAGGATACTCTCCTCCGCCTTGCGTCCAAATTCGTAGTCTTTGTTGAATGCCTCCTTTTGTTGAATTGCAACCTCGCACATTTTGTAGTAGTATATACTACCACCACAAAATATTTTGTTGATTTTAACGAATAGATTATTCCTAAACTTTGCGGATTTTTAATCAACCGCTTCTACTTCTTCTTCTTCTTCACTTTCAACATCTTCTTCTTCTTCACTTTCAACATCTTCCTTTTCTTCATAATATCTCAAGTAATCATATCCCTTTGATTTCCAGATTTTAATTTCGTTGAACCTCAAAGCATTTTGTAACATCTGTGCCGTCCAACGGCTTTCTGTCTCCTGATTGAATTGTCTCAAGATGTCGCTGGGCTTGTGTTGATTGGCTTTGCACCACTTTTGGCTTTCGTCCTTCTTCAAACCCGCTGGTTCGCTGATTTTCTTGTATCTCTTTTCAAACCATTTCTTGAATGAATTGTTATCTTCCACATATTCATTCACCGCTTGCTTCGACATCTCAGGCATCTCCAGAACTTTAACTTTCCTGTTTTCGTATGCTATCTCAAGCAACAACAACATAAACTCCTTGATGAATGCAGGGTCATCTTTGAGGTCTTTGATAGTGCTATCGCCTTGCTTTTCATATCTGCTGCCGTCTGGGTTGCTCTTGAATGAACACAGAAAGGGGTGGATTGATAACCTACGGAGCAAAGCCTTATCCAGTTTGCGAATTTCTGGTTTGGCGTTGCAAGACAATAGGATAGTGAAGAGGGGGTCAAATGTTCGCACATTTGCAAACAGAAACCTCGCACAGATTTCGTCCCTTCCTGTGACTTGTTTGATGAACTCTTCGTTGAAGTAGCAGGACTTTTCGCCGTTGTTGGGTTCGCTCACCAGAACAATTCGCACACCTTCACAAGATGCAAGAGTAGAGTTCGCAGTTCCACCTTTCACGATTGAGGTCAAGAATGTTGGTTCAGCAGTAAAGACATAATCTCCGCCTGCTGCTTTGATGAATGAGGTCAAAACACCCTTGCCGTTTCCACCGCTGCCTGTAAGCATATGCATCATCTCAAATCGATTTGTGAAGAACGCAAGAGCGGTTGCTTTCAGGAAATACTCCTTTTGTGGTTCATCTGGAAAGATTGTTTCCAACAACGCAAGAACTTTTTCACGCTGCACGGCGTTACTTTTATGGTCACCCATATTGTATTTGGTTGTCTTGCTAACATAATCGCTCGGCAAAGTTTGGCGAAACTTGTTCGTTTTCAAATCATACACGCAATCCTTGAATGCAATCAGGTTCGTATTTGCATTCATCTTCTTATCAAACTCGTCTGCTTCAA